AAGTAGTGGGGGGCGGGGCGGCGAGCCGGCGGTGGTGTCGTAGTGGGGCAGGAAACAATCAAATAACCGGATAGAGGAAGTGATGGTATGGCTGGCGGGTATGAGCTTGCGAAGGCGTACGTGACTGTGCTCGCCTCGACCAAGGGCGCGGGCGCACAGATTGTGTCTGAGATTGGTGATGCTGGCGACCGTGCAGGTTCGCAGGCCGGCACTAAAGCGTCCTCCGCGTTTGGGCGTATCTTCTCATCTTCCGTTGCTCCACTGGTGGCGAAGGCTATCGGCGGTATCAGCATTGGCTCGGTTTTCGGTACCGCGTTTGCGAAGGGTTTTAACCGTCTGAAGGCTATTGACGTTGCTCAGGCGAAGCTTCGAGGCCTGGGCAACGATGCTGACGCGGTGTCGGTCATCATGCAGAACGCCTCCGCGTCTGTGAAAGGCACGGCGTTCGGTCTGGACGCTGCGGCGACCGCTGCGGCCGGCGCGGTCGCGGCCGGTATTCAGCCGGGCGAGCAGCTTGAAGCTGTGCTCAAGTCCGTCTCGAATTCGGCGGCGGCATCAGGCTCCAGCATGGAGGAAATGGGCGCGATCTACAATAAGGTCGCGTCAACCGGAAAAGCTCAGAACGACGTTCTGGCACAGGTCGCAGACCGAGGAATCCCGATCTACCAGGCATTGGGTAAGCAGCTTGGTGTGACGGCCGACGAAGTTTTCAAGATGGCCTCTGACGGCAAGATCAACTTCGAGCAATTCGAGAAGGCGATGACCGCCGCTGCCGGTAACGTTGCATTCGAAATGGGCAACACTCTGCCTGGTGCGTTCGCTAACGCACAGGCTGCGCTCGGTCGCTTCGGTGCAAACATCCTTACCGGCATATATCCGGCGCTCACCAAATTCTTCCTGGCATTCCAGGGGTGGATGAAGCCGGTCGAAGCATTCGGTAAGGTTATCGGCGCACAGATTGGGGCGGGTATCACCAAGGCTGGAGAAGCCATTAGCGCCTTTGCTGCGGGATTCAAGTCCACCATGGGCGATGGTAAGAGCTTCACGGTCACCTTCGAGATTATCCGTGAAGAGATTGCCCGGTTTGCCTCCGCGTTCCAGACCCAAGGCGCGGGCATTGTCGGTGTAGCCCAGAAGGTAGGGGCATTCCTTGGGACCGTCTTACCTCCTCTGCTGCATTCCTTCGTCTCGGTTGCACTGAATATTATCCGAGTGGTGGGCTCCCTGGCGGTTGCGTTCAAATCCGTACTCCCTAGCTTCAGCGGAGCAGGGGACGGCGCAAACGTAGCAACGAGTGCATTCGATATCCTCGAGTCTTCTATCCGTCTACTCTCAACTGGCCTCTTCCAGCTCTCCCAGTTCATCGAGAACCATCAGCAGGGAGTCGGCAGGCTCGTCCTCACACTCGGGACCGCCGTCACCGCATACAAAGGCGTGACAACCGCAATCGGGCTGGGAAAGAGCGCCATCGACTCCTACAACACCGCTATGGGCGCCATTTCGTCAGCCAAAGACACCGTTATGGGCGTAGCCGAAGGATTCAAAATGCTAACCAGCGGAGCAGGCTCCGCCCGAGAAATCGCAGAACTCGGAAGGAACTACCAGCTGGGTGCAACCGCCGCCTCCGTCTACGAGGTTGCAGTCCGCGGAGCAACTGTAGCACAAACCGCCTTCAACACCGCCGCCGCAAACATCGCAGGCAATCTCTCCAAAGCATTTGGTCTGATGAAGGCTAATCCCTTTACCTCTTTGGTCGGTGCTATCGGCATCGTAGCAGGTGCGCTCGCCTACTTCTTTACTCAGACGGAGACTGGGCGCGCCGCGTGGGAATCGTTGATGCAGGCTATCCAGCCCGCGCTGAACACGATTTTGCCCCTTATCGGGCAGCTGGGCGAGAAGCTGGTTCAGTCGCTTCAGCCGGCACTCCAACTCATCATTCCCGCCCTGCAGCGCTTCGCAGTCATGGCGACCCAGCTATTCACCCAGGTCGTCCAAGCTATCCAGCCGGTCATCGACAGGCTCATCCCGCTCATCGGTCAGGCAATCATGGCACTCACGCCAATTCTGACGCAGATGGGCGAGGCCCTGATGGCGTCCCTTGGGCAGATTGGTCAGCACCTGGCACCGTTGCTCCCGATGATTATCCAGTTCGGCACCCAGATCATGCAGGCGCTCGCTCCGGTGGGGGAGCAGCTGATGAATCAGCTTGTTCCTGCACTCGCGCAGCTGGGAGCTGCGGTCATGGCAATGCTCCCGCAGATCATGGATATTTTCCGCCAGCTGGGGGAGATATTGCTCCAGCTGGTGCCGGTGTTCGGACAGATTGTGACGGCAGTCGTGGATTTGGGTACTCAGGTCCTTGCAGCGCTCATGCCTGCAATCCAGGGCCTTCTTCCGGTGCTTGCGGCAATCGTAGGCGCCGTTGCGGGAGTCGTGGTTGTCCTGGTGACCTCGCTGATCCCGGTATTCGCCTCCGTGGTGCAGGCAATCGTCCCTCTCATCACAACGCTGATTGACATTCTGGTGCCCGCTATTCAGGCGGTCTTGAACGTGGTCACGACCGTGGTGCAGGCAATCGTCCCGATTGTCCAGGGTGCACTCAACATCATCGTGGGCATCATCAAGACGGTGACAGCAATCATCAAGGGTGATTGGTCTGCCGCATGGGAGGGCATCAAGCAGATTCTCTCCGGCGTCTGGGAAGTCATCAAGGGCATTGTCGTTGGCGCAATCAACATCGTCAGCTCCATCATCACGAACGCTGTGAACCTTATCCGCAGCATCTGGGACGCCGCCTGGAACGGAATCGGACGAATCGTCTCAACCATCTGGGAGGGCATCAAGAACGGCGTGGCTGCCGGCATCAACACCGTGGTAGGGTTCTTCCGCTCGATGGGCTCTGACATCATCGGTGTGGTGCGTGGCATCCCTGGCCAGATGATCTCTATTGGTCGTGACATCGTGGGAGGCATCGCCGCGGGTATTCGCAACGCCGCCGGCGCGGTGATGGACGCCGCCCGCAGTGTAGTCAACGCACTGCCTGACTTCGTGAAGTCGGCCCTGGGCATCCACTCACCATCCCGCGTCATGCGTGACCAGGTGGGCGTGTGGATTCCCGCAGGTATCGCCGCAGGTATCGACAAGACAGCCGACATGGCTGTGGATGCGGTGCGGTCGATGACGGACGCTGCTGTTGAGGCCGCACAGGATGGGATGGGTTCTCTCTCGATGGCGCTCACCCCGGGTGCTGTCAGTGGCGGGTTCAATATCGGTGGAGTTACCACTGGTGTGGGGCGTGCTTCGGCGCGTGCTACTGCGGCGGCCCCTGCTGCTGGTGGGGCATTGCATGTACATGTGAACGCTGGTGAGGAAATGGCTCCCGAGCGATTCGGTCGGCGTGTTGGTGAGGCTCTGTCGCACCAGCTTAGCGGTTTGGAAGGAGCGCTGCTGTGATAGGTAAGGACGGGCTCCGCGTGGAGCTGACCGGGGCGCACGGCTCCCTGGTACTCACAACCTTTGAAGAGCCGGTAGGAGACTTGGAGGTGTGGGTAACCGACCTGGCAGGCTGGGTCGGCGGCGTTGGGGTTGAATCTGATGATGCGCAGCGCAAACTCGGGCACGGCATGGTTCACGCCCCGGCACGCCGTACCGGCCGCACACTCACGCTCAAAGGCAGCGCTGTGTCGAACACAGGCGTACAGGTACGCGAGCTTGCCGACAGGTTCGTTTCATCCCTGCTGTGGGATGGACACCTCGGCACGCTCCGGGTCGCCACGGACACACTCGACCTAACGGGAGAGGTCCGGCTGGATGGGGACGTGAAGGTAGAGTTCCTTGGGGACTCCGCCTTTCTATTTGAGGTGCCACTTTTTGCACCCGAGCCGTGGCTGTACGGGGTGCCGCGCACCTATCAGCTTTACCCGGCCGGTGCGGGGGTTGGTTTGCGGTTCCCGCTTTTCTACCCCGAGCAACCCACACGCGGTGTGCTCTCGTTTGGCTCGCAGGCTCCGATGACGACCTCGATTGTAAACGAGGGCAACGTGGATGCCTACCCGATCTACACAGTGCGTGGGGATTGGTCTAGCGGGTTCCGCATCACTGCAGAGAACCGGGTTATCGAGTACCCGTACGCGGTATTGGCAACCGCGCCAGTCACAATCGATTGCGCCCGAGGCAGGTTGCTGATTGGTGGCGTGGACAGGACAAGTGAGCTGGTGTCGCGCGAGTGGCACAAGATCCCGGCGCGTGCCGGGTTCGTGCCGGTTGTGCAGGCGCTCGCTCCTGCGACCGGTTGGGTCGATGTAACCGCACGCTCAACATACATTTAGGAGAGAACATATGAGTGTTGGTTTTGGAATGGCACCGGACGCGCAGGGTAACGGAACCACCCCTGACGACCTTCAGGCAGTGCTCGCGGCACAGTACCCCGAGCCGGGCATTATCTCCGGCTGCACGGTGAGTACCCGCTCCAGCATGGAATACGTCATCGCCTCGGGCGCGGTCGTTGTGCATATCGCGCCGGACCGTGCGGTGCTGGTGCCGGTGGTCGGGCAGACTATCACCACACGCCAAGCCCCCGCGACAGGCTCGCGCACCGACTACGTTTACGTGGAGCAGCAGACCCAGCCTGTGAACGGCTCCATTAGCGCGAGAGTCGCGGTCGGCACCCAGGTGCCGAACAACGCGGTTGTGATCTCCAAGCGCGAGATTAAGGCGGGTATGACTGGCACGAATGCAGCACCCGAGACCGCCAACGTGACGTTCGCTCGACCTATCGGCGGCACCCTCGGTGTGCTGTTCTCCCACAAGACCGAGACGGATACGGTACACGACAAGACGGACGGCGTGATCACTCGCGGCAAGGGCATGTTCTTCCTACCCACTGACCGTGCCCTCGATATTCGACTCACCTCGTCCATCTCAAGCGTCGCCGCCAACGTTGCGAAGGGGACACTCTCCACCTCCGCAGCTTCCAGCTCCCCGTCCGACCGTGGCAGCGTGAACTACGACATTTACATTGACAACAAGTTGGTGCTACGGCGCGAACGAGTCTTCACCAATGTATGGGACACCGTCGATTATTCGGACGTGGTGGTGCTGCCGAAGGGTTCGCACACGATTCACTACACCGTGAGCCTACGTGTGTGGGGTTGGGAGAAGTGGACCACCCGCTATGAGGGCTTCGGAGCGAAGTACCCCTCGGATGTTCTGCGGGTTATCGATATGGGCGTGGCGAAGGAGTAGCTGTGGGATTCAGGCTGTACTGGCTGGATACGGTGACCGGTGCGGTCGGTTCCCCCATCCAAGACGTGACCGCATGCTCCTGGGCGATCAGCCTGAACAAGGTCGAGGAGCTAACCTTCACGATCCCGAAGCGGAGCCTGGCAGGGCACCAACGCACAACCTATGAGCCGCTCACAGGCGGCGTGCTCCTCACCCACACCGGGCAGGACGGCACCGAGTACCCGCTTATTGCCGGCCCCATCATCGATTGGGGCACCGAAACCGGAACAAACCTGGAACTCAAGTGCGCGGGTGTGCGTGAACTGTTCGAGCGGCGCACCATCTGGGACACCCTCACATACAAGACCATGAGCCTGGGCGAGATTGCCTGGGCTCTTGCTGTTCACGGCATGAACCGTCCCGGTGGCGGACTGCCGGTGGTGCACGGCGTGCAGGGTGGGCTCGGGGCGCAGACCCGAGAGCGCACCTATGAGCGGTGGAACGTCGCGAACAACCTCATTGGCAAGCGCTGGAGCGAGCTGTCGGCGGTGATTAACGGCCCCGATATTATGCTGCGCCCTCGCTGGAAGAGTGAGGCGCACACTCATATTGAGTGGGTGTTCATGCACGGGGTTGAGGAATACCCGTTCATCGCGCAGAAGTTCACGCCGGACTTCGATACAACCGCGCTCGCCGCAGCCGACATTGAGGTGAAGGTGACCTCCACGGGCAAGGACATCACTCACCGCATCTGGTGCACAGGTGCCGGAGAAGGCGAAGGTACCGCCATCGCCTGGGCGGAGAACCTTACTCAGGTGTGGCGCGACCATGCGCCGTTTGTGGAGGGCATCATCACCGATGCAGACCAGGCCGACACGTTCGTGCTGAAGCAGAAAGCTGAGGGCGCGTTGGCTGCGCGGGCAAAGATGATTGACCAGGTCACCATTGAGATGGGCACCGACAGGCTCGGCGCACCGCTCGGGTCGTGGTACGTGGGCGATACCGCCACCGTCACCCTGGCAGGCTGGTTGTCGGTGCCGGATGGGACGCGGCAGATGCGCATCATCAAGATGACCGGTACCCTCGCCGGGTCGGTGACGCTGGACTTTCAAGAAGCATCCTGGCAATAAAAAAGATAGGGAGGTAACCGGTGGTTGATTATATTGACCAGCGCCCCACGCCCGCGCACGCGGAGGCGCCGCTCCCGCCGC